GTCACGAAGACTGAGTGGGAGTTGAAAGACCAATTGATTCGTGAGTCTGTTATGAATACTCAAAAGAACATTGAGGAAATCAATAAGAGACTAGATCGCATAGAGGAAAAACTACTCAAATGAAAACAATACTTGCTTTTGCAATTAGTGCAACACTTGCTGCACTAGTGTTTGTAGGGGGGTCTCAGAAACAACCTGAGCCTAACTTCAGACAAGGTCTATGGGTAGTACAATATAATGCATCGTTTAATAAACAGAACGATTACAAATGGCAAAATAGTGCCTTTGTACGTTATCACTATGTAGACTTAGACAAGAGACCAGAGTTTAAGAAACTGGCAAATATCCAATCACTTCCCACAATCATCATGTACAAGAATGGAAAAGAAGTAAAGAGATGGGAAGCAGACTTAACCTTTAAGTTAACAGCCAATCAGAAGGAGATAATCGATGCCACGAAATAAGATTGTTGGAAAAAATACAACCCCGAAGTCAAATAAGGCTACAGGGAGAAACTATGCTTACGACAAGCAGTACCAATCTTCTCCCGAAAGAAAAAAATATCGTGCTGAGTTAAATAAAGAGGCACGAGAAAGAGGAATTTACGGCAAGCGTCATGCTTCTGGTAAAGACTTAAGTCACACGAAGTCAGGCAAATTGGTGCTTGAAAAGCGTTCGGCCAATCGTGCTCGTAACGGCAAAGCAGGAAAATCTTCCAAAAAATAATTTGGTTTTCTGTTGGGGCTCAGATTATATTTGTAGCCCTTATGAAAAATTTAATAGCACAAGCACACGGAACAGCCAAAGAAAAAGGCTTTTGGGACACAGAGAGAAATGTGTCAGAAATGTTAATGTTAATTGTATCTGAAGTAGCAGAAGCACAAGAAGCATTACGTAAAAATCATTACGCTGATAAGTCAGTAATTACAGGTTTAGTACAAGACATCGAATTAGAAAAGTCAGATGAAGAGTTTCAAATGGACAAAGGTATTTGGAAAGGTTTGTTTGAAGATAAAATCAAATCATCTTTCGAAGACGAAATCGCAGACGTTGCCATTCGTTTATTTGATTTGTGCGGAGGTTTAGGTATTGACCTTGAGAAGCACATCGAGTTGAAAATGAAGTACAATTCAATGCGTGGCTACAAACACGGAAAGGCATTTTAATTATGGAAATCAATCACGCAATTCTATCAGACATCGTTGTGTGGAGCAAGTATGCTAAATACATCGACACAAAGCAAAGAAGAGAGACTTGGGAAGAAATCGTGACCCGGAATATGGAAATGCATATTCGCAAGTTTCCAAATTTAGAAACATTAATTAGAACCAATTATCAATTAGTTTATGAAAAGAAAGTACTTCCTTCTATGCGTTCTCTTCAATTTGGTGGAAAGCCTATTGAAGTTAATAACGCTCGTATGTTTAACTGTAGTTATCTTCATATTGATGATTACAGGGCTTTCAGCGAGACTATGTTCCTTCTGCTTTCGGGTACTGGAGTGGGCTATAGTGTTAGCCGTAATCATATTGACAAGTTACCGTCAATATTTAGAGCAACAAAGAGAAGAAGATATCTCATACCTGACAATATTGAAGGCTGGGCTGATGCGGTTAAAGTCTTGGTCAAATCCTACTTTGGACTCAGCAACTGGAAGCCTGATTTCGATTTTAGATCGATACGACAAAAAGGCGAAAGACTAATCACCTCTGGTGGTGTTGCTCCGGGACCAGAACCATTGCGTATCTGCTTGGCTCATATCGAATCAATATTTGAACGCAAAAAAGATGGAGAACAACTATCATCATTAGAGTGCCACGACATCCTATGCCATATCGCCAATGCAGTTTTGAGTGGTGGTATCCGTAGATCAGCAATGATTGCCCTGTTCGATTACGATGACGAAGAGATGTTGACTTGCAAATTTGGTAAATGGGCTAAGTTCAATCCACAACGTGCAAGAGCGAATAACTCTGCTAAACTCAAAAGGGGCGAAATCGCCAAAGATACATTCTTGGACTTGTGGAAGAAGGTAGAACTAAGTAACTCTGGTGAGCCTGGTTTCTTCTTCACCAATGACTTGGAACTTGGAACTAATCCTTGTGCTGAGATTTCTTTGAACTCATTCCAATTCTGTAACTTGGTAGAAATCAATGCGTCAGATATCATCGACCAATTTGATTTCGAAGCTCGTGCAGAAACTGCTGCATTCATTGGTACACTACAAGCATCTTACACGGATTTTCACTACCTGAGACCCGAATGGAAAGAGGTAACAGAACGTGAGGCGTTATTGGGTGTTGGTATGACAGGTATTGCAAGTGGCAGAGTATTGGATTTGGATATGGCTGAGGCTGCTGAGGCAACTGTTCGTGTAAACAAATTCTTGACCAAGGAGATTGGAATCAATGAGGCTGCTCGTATCACAACCGTGAAACCATCAGGAACTTCATCTTTAGTATTGGGAACGTCTTCTGGTATCCACGCTTGGCATGATGATTTCTACATCCGCAGAATGCGTATCGGTAAGAACGAGGCCATCTATACGTATCTTTCAATCCATCACCCTGAATTGATTGAAGATTGCGTTTATCAGCCAAGTATCAATGCAGTTGTAAGTGTTCCTGTTGCTGCTCCTAAAGGGGCTATTACAAGAAGCACAGAGAGTGCAATTGAGTTCTTGGAAAGGGTAAAGTTAGTTCATGAGAAATGGATTAAACCTGGGCACGTATATGGGGACAATACGCACAACGTATCAGCAACTGTTACCGTTAAAAATCACGAATGGAAAATGGTTGGAGAATGGTTGTGGTCAAACCAAAATAATTACAATGGTTTGTCTTTCTTGCCAGAGGATTTGGGCTCATACCCTCAAACACCATTTGAGACAACTGATGAGGCTACATACCTTGAGTTATCTAAGAGTTTGCACGCTATTACTGTCGCAAATGTTATCGAAATTAGCGACAATACAAATCTTATGGATCAGGCTGCTTGTGCTAGCGGTGCTTGTGAAATATCATAAGGAAAATCGGAAAGTTTTCGATTATTGTCCCGAATTTATACTATATTTGGGACGGTTTTCCATACTCTGATTTGTTTAGGTGAAAATAAGGGGTCGTATTTGCGACTCCTTTTTTCATTATCTTTGTACCATGAACACCTACAAAGTCAAAGCAATTAGTGCTCTAGTTCTGTACGCACTAATGATTTTAGCAGCAATCTTTATGGGTTCGTGTCGAACGCCACAATGGAAACACGATCGCCTAGTCCATTTATATGGAGATGAGTTATGCAGCATTGATACAATTGTTATCAAGGATACTATTGTTAGAACGGTTAAAATTCCTGTGCCTGAGTACAGGGATTCATTCATTTTCAAAACAGACACAACTTACGAAACCGAAGAAGTATTTATTTACAAAAAAGGCGATAGGGTTTACTTAAGAGTCAAGCCGAAAGAAATTGAACACAGAGATACGATACCCTTTGAAGTAAAAGTTCCGGGACCAGTAATCGAGAAAAAGATTTTCGAGTGGTGGTATTTGCTTGTAGCCTTCCTAGTAGGAATGGTTATTGCATACCGCTTTCGCTCTTGAGATTTAATCAGAAATCATTTGATGACAACGATGCCATAGGTAAGCGATTACTTATGGCATTTTTGCGTCCAAAGGGTCACATAATTTCGGAGAATTGTGACAAATATGGTGTGGATTTGGTCTCAGTAAGAGACGGAAAAGTATACGTTTGGGAGGTCGAAATGAAGGCAAGAAGACCATGGACTAATAGAGAAGACTTTCCGTTCCCATCCGTATCATTCCTGAGCCGCAAGGAGAAGTGGAAGGACCAGCACTTCTGGTATGTTATCATTTGCAAGGAGACTAGTGCTGCAATATTTTGCAACTCAGATATTATATTTGAGGAAAATTATAAAGAAAAATTGTATATAAAAACAAACGATCGTAAAGGATTTGATAATTTCTATCGAGTACCAAAAGATTTATGTATATTTGTGCCACCTGAAGAATTTATAGTATGAGTTTTGACGTAGTAAATAAACCCAAGCATTACAATCAAGGTAAAATTGAATGCATCGATGCAATCGAATCGGCAACAATAGGTAAGACAGGTTTGATGGCCGTATGCACCGGCAACATCGTCAAGTATGTGTGGCGTTGCGAAGAGAAGAATGGTTTAGAGGACATGAAAAAGGCAAGATGGTATTTAGACCGCATGATTGCAGCGGAAGAATCAAAAATAGCACTTGAGAATTTTGATCAGCGAATGAAGAAAGCTGAGGAAGCAGTTCAAACACATTGGTCAAAACTTTGAAACTCTATTGGACATATAGCCGTACAGATTTAAAGCCTTGTGATATTCCATTTCACGAGAAAGGAAAGGTTAGATTGTCCAATGACAAATACCATTTCGGTGGTCTCAACAGAATGCCCATAATTACGCATTGTATTGATGCAAATGGTAACTTTCATGTAATCGATTATTGCCCAGGAGGTGAAATACATTTGGCTCTTATTGGTGGATTAAATGGTGACTATGTTTATAGCAATACAGCCACACGAGAGCAATTGAAAACATTGGGAAATATTTGCAGATTTTATCTATCTTTGGGGGAAGTAATTGAAGAAGGCGATTTATCAAATTTTGATTTAAAGATATGGCTAAAAGCAATAAACAAATAATCGAGCAGGAAGTTGTTGAACTTCAGAAATTAATCTCTTGGTGTGAGTACTACACAGCAGTAGGCAACCCAATCGAAGCAAACAAAGCCCAAAAAGAAATTGAAGAGCAAAAACGTAAAATCGCAGAGCTTAGAGAATCTCTCGGAGTTCCTAAGGGAAAATAATATCTCTGAGGCCGAAGCAATTGAGAGGTTACAGGTTCAAGGTTTTGATCCTGCAAAAGACTTTTACTCAACTTTGGTCTCAGCATCTAAACAATTGATGCAGAAGGTACGAGATGAGTTGCTCGACTTGGATGACCCCTATCAGAAGGGATTGTTCCAACTACTCCAGGCAGGAGATAAAATCAATAAGAGTTTGAAACTTGCGAAATTGGAAGCCTATCCTGAAGACGATAATGTCGAAGAGGAAGGTGGTTTCCTTGATCGTGTATCACAGAGACGATGAAGTCAAGCAAATTTGTATACGAGGAATGGTATTCGAAACACGGTTTAAACCCCAACGCCACAGCAAAGGAGAAGGAATTGTGGTGGGG